TGCTTTGCCACCACCTGCCAACACATCACGGAGTTCGCGCAGAGCATTGATTGCTTGGCGTGTGCCGTTAACCCCACCGTAGATAACCTTATCTTCGATGTGAGTCATGTGAGTGTTCTTGTTCTCTGTTAAATCTTTGAATGATTCCATTAACTAGTACTCAACGAATTATATTTAATTGCCAGATTAAAGTACTGACCCAACTTCTTCTGTCCTGCATTACCAGACTTATTAGTCCGTATTGACATTTCCATTATAACATTAGTGTCACGAGACTTCAACTCTAAGAACCAGTTTTGTTTGGAAGATGTGGATGAATATGCCCTTACAAACTTAACCATAGGCAAAAACACACCCAGTTCATCATCCGAAGTGATTTCCTCATATGTATCTTTGACTGCTTTGATAACCTTTGTAGGAACATCGGGAGCATCTCTTAATATCTCGGAACGGATATAATCAAGTGTCTTATCTTTGTCTGCATTGAATAGGGTAATAATACTCTTACGACAGATCTCTAGATGTTGGTCATAGAGACTCTCGTATTTTGTACTATCATCTTTATTGAGTTTAACAAGTAGTTGTGCAGTGATTCTTTTCTTTGACTTGTCATATTGACCTGAAGATGGCATACCTTCAATTTGTTTGTATACCTTGGTGTGTAATTCTCTACGCAATAGAGATACTTGACGCACCTGTTTGAACGCAGTGAATACTGGATTCACATAAGTATTGAGTTTAGGTTCTTTAGTCTTCTTACCACCTGCCTTGAGAGAGACACCAAGTATCTCGCCATCAATGAACTTAATGAAGATATCTCCCGGATGATTCTTAGGAACACCGGCAGGTTTTGCACGGTATCCCCAGTAAACCTGTTCGATTCGTTTGGACTTATTCTCTTCCTGTATATACTTGTAGACACCCATTGCGTTTAACATCTTCTCAGAGAACTTTGAAGATTCAGATGCTTTCTGAATGGTAGCAACTGCGGCATCTAGATCAGAAGTTTGAATACATTTAAGTTTAGATGGGTCTTGTTCAAGTAGATGATTGTAGAAGTCATCAATGTTGGTGGTTGGTTTGTAACCAGTCTCCCATGCGATAGCAGGGAACAACTCAGTGATAGATGCATTTAGAGTAGTCTCACCGATACCACCAGACTTAGGTTTGATTAGGAGGATGACCTTAACGTCAAAATGATGATCTATAACTATGGGATCAACACCCTGTCCTGCTTTCTCTTTTACTTCTGCCTTGACTCCTGCTTGTTTAAGACTGCGTAGTATTTCGTCTCGGTCACCTAGTCGGTCTTCTGACCTAACAACAAAGACTGCGGTCTTAGAGTTCTCAGATTTCTTCTCTACGGAGAGTTCGCCAAAGATACCTTCGGGGAAGTCACCAACGGTAACATCCTCCGACAACATAGTTTTAAACTTTAACATACAAATTCCTATAAATTAGTTTAGTGTTTCCACACTATAGCACTATTTATACCAATTGTACAGAACTATTTTCCTCAATGTACTGATCAATCGTATCTAATAGTGGACGCACCCAGTTATCACGATGTTCGATGAACACTTGGGGTTCGCTATTATCAACAGAGATGATGGTCACTAACTGAGTGATAGGCATTCCTGTGCGTTCTTCCCACATGATTGCATAGGCAGATTCTTGCATGAAGTAGTTCTTGATCCAGTCAAGACGTTTAGGTTTCATAGAAGTCTTGTAATCGATGATAGATAACTTGCCATCAAAGATACCCACGCAATCCACACGACCTGCCACACCCAGATGGGTAGAGTACAGAGGTGCTTCTTGTGCATAGACTTTAGTAAGACGCTCATCAAGGATTGGTTTCAATGCAAGGAAAGAACCGATCAGATCAGGAGTACGTTTGGTCAACTTCTGTTCACCAGTATCGATGTCAGTTGCCATGTACTTATCCCAATTAGGATCGTTGTTGACATACTTCTCACAGATCTCGTGAACAGATGTACCACGCGTAGACGCACGATACGAAATTCGGTTTGCTTCTTTCTCACCCACACGTTTGCGCCATTTAGCAATGGAGTCTCTAGATAGTATAGACAGTACGGTAGTGATAGAAGGTAGTTTGAATCCATCAGGGGTAGCATATGTTCGACCCATTTCTGTAGTCGTTGCTTCCATCTCATGTAATTCGATTGGTTCATGTATAAAATTCATAATATATCTCAGTAGTTAAGTAGTAAGTATAACACAACATCCGTGTCGTGTCAAGGTTTAATGTGCCTCAAATAGAAATATATCTACGAGGACTAATGCAACACTGAAGAAGTAGAGACCGCACACAGCAATTTGCATTCTAAGCATACGAGTGTTGACTTCTTCGGTTAGTTTTAATATGCGTTGGTAAGTATCATCAATTTCTTTATTGATGTCATGGTTTTCTTGTTCATTGCTAGTCATGCTTTTCCTTTTAAATAGTTTCAAAAGTCGTAACCTTTGCTACGCATCTTGTGTAAGAACTTTATATCATCCTTCATACTTTCGTTTGCTTCGCGCATTGCCGCCATACGCTCTCGCGCTTTCATCCAGACTTCGAACGTCTGAGGTTTCCGCGCATCACCCACTGCCAGTTTCGCCTTACGGAACTCGTCCTTCAGGATCTTCTTTTCCTTGGCACCCATAAACGCACCAACAAGGTCAAGCAAACACTGACGAAAAGATCGTCCGTGATGCATATGTCCGAGGGTATGTGCTAGTTCATGCAGGAGTGTATACTTATTTAGGCCAGTAATCAAGTCTAACGTCACACTAAATCCATCTGTGTAACCACTCATCGTCTTCTTTCTGCTACTCATCGCAACTACTTTTGGTTGCGCGGCATAGATACGACTTACGTCACTCTCTACAGACTTACCCCACAACTTGATCCAAGTCTTGGACTTGTAGATTCTCTTGGCAAACTTCTGGGCATCCTTAATGGAATCAAACTCAGGGTTGTTTACCTTAGACTGGAACGTCCACTCGCATCGGTAGGTCTTCTGGCGTTCTGAATCTTTACCACGTTGACCCTTATTCTGCTTGTTGATATGATTACCAAGATACTGATTGTAACGGTGTTCATCAGTACCGTATACTGGCATCTTAAAGTAGTTGTAACCTTCCATACTATGCACTCCTCTCAATACCGAAACCGTTACGCAGACCGTAGTTACCTTCTGCTTGCGGAAAGTGACGTTTCTTTCGTGCTTTGAAACCAAAGTGTTCCATTGCTTCTATAGGACTAGTAGCAGTCTGAACCGCAATGTACTCTTCGATAGAAACGTTCTTGACTAGGTAGTTGACCCAAGACTTGTAAGGTTTGCTACCATACTTGAATCGTGCAACGAAAGTGCGTTCTGGCATACCGTGCCAAGATGGGTGACAGTCAGGAGAGACTTGCTCCATAGTGCGTGAACCTTCGAACGCGCCTTGGTACATCAAGTACATACCGTCCCAAGTGAAGTTTTCTTTAGTAAATGCAGTCATATTAAATACCTCCAATAAAAGCGTAACGTGGGTTGGCACAAGAAATCATACCAACTTCATCAAAACCTAACAGAACAAAACCGTCCATAGGGTCGGTACCTGCTTCAAACACAACTAGGTCGAAACCTGCTTTGAATTCTCTAACGTCTTTAATGTCTACTAACTCTACTTTCATAATAATCTCTCTCAGTTCTCATAATCAATACAAGTATTATACGCTATATTCGAGGAGATGTCTAGTACTTTCGGTGACCCACTTAGACTATTTGGTCATAAAGGAGGTCGATGTAAGTCACTTATGATCCATTCAGGGTGATCATTCCATTCGCGAACGAACCCATCTGGTATGATCTTGTCGCATATGATGATGCCAACTATACCATCATCTGTCCTCTCGCGCATAGCATAGGACACACGGTGGGCACCTTGGACAATATCAAGTCCACAAGGTATTGCTACTCCGTGCTTCTTGTGCAGGTGGAATGGATACTTTGCATTTGCTTGCTTGGGTATCACTATCATCTTGTGGGCATTGTTAGGGAATGCTTCACCTATGATCTCAGGTTTACCTTCCATTGCTTCCAAGAACTGGTTACCTGATATGAAATAAGGTAGACTGTTTGTTTGCTCTGGTCTAACGTTGTTCTCAATATACAACCACTCACCTTCGGGGGTGATCAGTCCAGTGATCTGTCCTACATAACAAGACTCGTCACAATGATCTGCAAAGAAGTCTAGGATCTTCGCGGCATTCTCTTCGCACAACGTTACCTGATCTTCGGTTAGTTCTGCAAACGAGGATGTCTTAGTCCAGTGAGTGAACTTCCCTGCCAACTTCGCGACATCTTCACCTATGATCTGTTGGTTGTGCATAATAGACCACTTGCCTTGAGACATACAGTATGCCGTATTGGTCTCAATACAATCAGGAATATACTCTTCGAAGAAACAATCAAGATGATCGAACGTATAGTTTGCCTCTTCTTGTGTGAGGTATAAACTACAGTAGTCGAAGTCACCTGCCACTACTATATTTGGTTTCAAAACAAACGGTGCTAGTGGGTGATCTAGGATAGGTGCAGTCTTAACTCCTATGTCTTCCATAGAGTCGTGCAACCATCTCTTGTTCATCTCTAACTCACACGCCTTTTTACTGAGACCATAGAAGTCAACACGATGTTTGTACTGATCGTGAAGGTGAGTTAGTGTCGGTACGGTATGGATAATCGTATCGATGTTATTGTCTCGTATGAAACAATGAATTAGACTATCTTTATAATAGTCACTCTCAGGTATAAACGTGATACCTAGACTCTCATAGTATGCGAACGGACTAGCACCATATTCAACCGTACTTCGTACCCAGACCTTGTGTCCATCATTTGCGAGAGACACAAGGTTGTGGAAGTTACACATACCGTAATCAAAGCACAGTATATTTTTCTTTTCAGTCACTAGTCAACCTCTAGGAATACTGCTACCTTATCGCCATCAGGCATATCGACTGCGGCAATGCGTTTAATTGTCTTTCCGTTAATTTCCATCCCCACTTCTATGAAAGGGCCACCGCTAGGGTCAACAAAACCAAGGTCTTCGTAGTTCAAACCTTCCTGACCTTCTTTACCCCCAAACCTCCAGTACGCCAAGTCACCTTCGACAGTGAAACCACCTGAAACAGGTTGATACCAATACTCGTCTCCGTATCGGTTCTTGTACTTATTAATAACCATCTTTAAACCACCCTTTACCTTTCAATTGAAAACCACCCCCAGAGACAATAACTTTCTTCAACTCTTCTTTGTCGCACTTAGGGCATTTAGTTAATACATCATCACTCATTCTTTGCATCACCTCATATTGGTGATCACATGATTTACATCTATAACTGTATGTCGGCATCGTCACTCGCTACTGCTGATTGAAACTTAATTGCTTGATAGTGTTTGGGAATGAACTGCTCGAAGACCCTCCATAGATCCTTGAACCTTGCTTCACCTAGTTCTTTAAGACCAAGCATCGCATTCATTCGTTCGTCCTCACTCATGTCCTCCATTGCATAGTAGACCAGATCAATATCTGAAATGGTCTGCCATGCCGCCATGATCTTCTCTTCAAGATCGATGACGGTGTTCTCTTGCGAACGCAACTTAGTCATTATGCCGCCTCTGCAAATTCGATTGCCTGTGACACTGCAAGTTGCTTACGGTTCTGGTTAGAACCAAACCATGCAGAGGTCATACGAGTATCAGCACTACGACCCATCTGGTGGTCAGTCAAGTAGGTTACACTGTTAAGTGCTTGCCACCATGAACCACGACCAAGTTCTGCTCCCGGTTGGGTCTGAAGGACATCGAATGCCTTTTGACCGTTGGTAGTCAGATCTTCATAAGTCTTAACAATGACTGGATTCTTACCAGTATATGTGCGAGGGAATACTTCATTGTAATACTGAATTAAAGACTCTGCGGTAAACTTCTTACCTGCTAAGTACTTAGCAACTTCCTTATACTGCTCGAAGCGTTCGTGTGCCAGACCCATAGTAACTTTAACGTGGTCAGCATCAAATGCTCTACGGTGGTTAACCTTCGCACCATTGATAGCACGACCTTTCATTGCCATTGCTAGAGTGTTCATACAAGTAACACGGATCGGAGTGAATCGGATATCGATTGACTTACCATACTCGTGTGGGTTAGAGAACAACAAGTAGGAATCTACTTGATCGCCTTTCAGTACATCGAATGACTCGTTGATCTTGGCAAGTGCCCAGACCATCTTACCGCCCTTCAGAGAACCTGCACTGTGCATTTCCATGCCACCTTCCATGCAGTACTCGTTAAAGAACTGAAATGCTTGTTCGTTCTGAACTGGGTTCCAGTTCTTGCCAACCTGAGTCAGGATCTTGCTATCCGAAGATCGGACAAGTGCTTCCAGACCAGTAGGGACTTTCTCGCCTTTGTAATCAGCATAGGTTTGCACCTTATCAACTGACCAGTTAGTGCCAGACTTCTCCATCATTTGCTGTGGAGACAGATCGTTCGATACCTGCGTACCGATATCACCCCAAGGTGAAGATCCTGCGTATGCCATAGTTTCTATTTGTAGTACATCGTTTTGCATATTCATATTATATTTCTCACTTTATTAATTGGTTTCTCATTATCTATACAAGTATTATATCATATACTTGTTATCATGTCAAGTCTTTTCTCGGATTAGTTTTCAACACGGTCAAAGATAGCAACCGCACCAAAGAAGTTCGATCCAAGTAACTTGTCACAAAGTTTTGAGAACCTCGAATCACTCGTACCTGCGTAGTTGCCACCGAACATAGACCATACCTTGCACTTCGAAGTCGGAATCAATCTGAGGATCTTTTGACCACCGATGGGTTCTGCCATCACAAGTTCTGCGGCAGGATACTCTTCGCACGGTTCGAACGGGCCTTCTGCGTTGGTCACACAGAACCCTTTTGCGTAACTAGACTCACCACCGTTGGTGCAGTCATAGTTGCCAGTTTTATAAATGTTAACGTGAATTCCCATAATATATCTCCAATAATTTAAGTAGTTACTTCTTCGGAAAGATCTCAGTAGTTTTCATTGCGCTCAACAAACTGGCAGTCTCAACCATAAAGACCTTGTAGAACTTAGGGTCATCTCTTTCCAAGGTTAGACTGTTGTGGTACATATCAAATGTCTTGATAATTTTAATAATTTGTGGGGCACGAGCAAGACGGTCTTCGCAGATCTTCTTGCGGATTCGTCTGTTACCTACATAGTCAGGACACTTGGTTAAGAACCAAACACCACTGGCAATGTCAGCACCGTACATCTGGAAGATGTCTTCCTCGGTTGCTTCGGTGTCTTCGACAGTATCGTGCAAGACGGCAATGGTCATGGCATCCATGATCTCATCTTCGCTGTAACCATTGGCATCCATATACTCTTCAACAAGATCAGCAACGGCAACAGGGTGGGTGATATATGCTTCACCAGTATACTTTCGTACCTGACCTTTGTGCATTTCGGTGGCAAACTGGATCGCTTCAACTAACATTATAATCTTCTCTCTCATCTCAATAGGTAACTATTATACCATAGAACTTGTTACTAAAGCAAGCATTATTTAAACTAATTTAAGTAAACCTGTGACCACTTTGATGATTAGGGTCATACCATTGACATTGGCATTGTTATCGAGTACCATCTCGGTTCGAGTAATGTCTTCTAGTAACTCGACATATTCCTCGGTAGAGATCTCACCATCACGGTGCATCTCTTCAAGTTGGTTGATATGTGATGCTTTCTCGCGTACCCACGGATCTTCGTGGGTTAATAGTTCGTTGATCATTCTCCGTACCTCGACATTATTGCTTGTGCAGTTGATTCAATCTGAGTTATCAATAGTTGTTTCTTGATCCTACAGAAACCAGTACTCATACCTTTCTTTAATCCAGAAGCAGTTACCTTTATGGTGTGAATAGACAAGAGGATATCTTCATTGCCTTTCATCTCACTGTAGAGATGCAACCACTGGATCATCTCTTTGATCTCTCCAGAACTATACTCGGCATACTCAGTATCTTTGCAGTCCAGTTTCTCGACTGTGTGTAAGATGTTGATGATGCCTTGTGACTCGTTCGGATCATATGTTGATGGAATAGTACCTGCGCAACCTGCAAGAGAACCTGCAAGAACCAGACACATTAGTAATTGTTTCATTTGTAGTACTTCCTCTTATTGTCCCTAGTATTTATAGCAGGGACATATTTGAGTAGAAGATAAAATGCGGCAGGTATACACATAATGGCATAACCACCTGCACTACCCTCGGTGATGCGTAAATCTATTGCCATTCCTAATATGAATAGACTCGCAAATAGGAGTATCATTTCTTTTGTATTCATTGGGTAAAACTCGCTTCGAATGGGAAGACTTTGATGAACAGTTCATCTTCGAGACGGTATGCCTCTTTTTCCCAAGGTTGATTCATGTATTCGAATCCATCCGCTTTACGTCCCTTCCATGCAAACCCACCTTCGCAGGTCAGTTGTCCACGGAGAAACTGTCTCGCGTGAACCATCTCGTGTGCCAGAGTCTTCATCATTTCGATGTACCCTAACTTGCGTCCAGTCGCAGGACACTTCTTGGCGATCTGGATATCAGCATAATCCTTGTCACCCTCACACAGACCCTCGGCACCACCGATGTCATTCTTGAAAGTGATGGTTACAAACCGTTGATTAAAGCGATCAATCTTCAATGCTTTCATCAATGCCGCTGTATAGACCCAAGTAAGTTCTTTGTTCTTAACACTACCTTCAATACCAAACGGAGTCATCTATTTGTGTCCTCGTAATTCCATAATGATTTCAAAACAATGTTCGCGGTCAAGTGTGTCACCGTCAAACGGTAACCAGTCGAATCGCTTGAGTCGAAGACCTAATGCTTTCTCGATCTCTTTCTCAGTGACGGCATACGGATAGACACCGTTAACGCCATAGAAGTCTAGCATATAGTCGATGAACTTACCGACCATAGTCGGGCCTTGGTTCAGTGGACATAAGTCACGGTAGATAGATGCGGATGGTATGTTCATTCGAAACCTCCTTCTTGATTGATGAGTCGGACAAGATTCTCATAACGAGTATTATACTCATCTTCGCTGAAGATCTCGCTTGACTCGATTAACTCAGCGAGTTCGTGTAACAGGATGCTTGCTAGGTGGGTCATAATCATTTACTCTCTCATCTCAATAGGGTACTATTATCTCATATTCATAACAAGAATGCAAGAACTAATTGACTTATTTTTAGACCGTTATCGAATAACCTTATAACTTTTGAGTATATGGTCTATTTGCCAATATTCTCGACTTGATCTCTAGGGATCACCTGATAGGCACCCTTGTTGTAGGCAGGGGCAACTGTGTAACCAGATGATATCTTTAGGCGTTCTTCTCGTGAAAGTGTTTCATTAACTGTACATTGTACATTATTAGAAACACTTGGGTAGTGTTTTGTGTCGCGTACAAAGTTGGTAGACGCAGGTAGAACGGAGTCTTTCCACTCTACCTTCTTCTTCTTGGTAGACCAAGCATTGTAGGACTTCTTACGTCCCGAAGGATAACACGTCATATTACCGTGCTTCATTTAAAGTCCTCGGCATTCAGGTAAGTTTCGTTCTCTACCTTATGTAAAAGTTTCTGAAGGGTTCCCATCTGAAGACCTTTAACTGGTACCATACTATCAGCACAGTCTTTAATCTCAAGAGTCAACTCAGTAATTTCTTCGTTGATCATCTCAACAAATCTTATCTCATCCATCATTTGTCTCCGGCAGACCTACCCAGTCTAGGACTAGTTTGAATGCCGCGATATGCTCTTCGATATGCTTAATGTCCTTGGCAGGATCTGAGTCAAAGATACCGAACCCATCGCCATTGGTTCGTAGTAACCAGTCTTCGCTGAATCGACTAATAAGGTAGTTCATCTCTGCACCAACTATCGCATCAACCTGATCCATGTCTAATGTAACTTTAAGTTCCTGTGGTGAACTAAGTGAATATTTTGCTGTCATTCTGCTTCTACCTCTGCTCGGTACGGTTTTGCCGCACTGTGTGTTATCTTGTCGAAGGTACGTTTGGACTTACTGAACGACAAGGGTTTGGTGAATCGTTGGAACTCACCTGTTTTCTCTGACCACATTGCTACTAACTTACCAGTATACTGATTGAGTGCATAGGTATGGTTCTGGGGTTTGTACGGAAGATGACCCCAGTTAGTTGTTTCTTTGAGTATGATCGCATTGTGATCACGGTGGCGTGTAGGACGTACTGCATCCCACTCAGCAGGGGTTACATCGTTTATGCCGCGAGACATATTTCTCCTCCTTTCCAGTTAAGTACTCTACCATCAAGAAGATGATAGCGTAGAGTGTAATCTTCTTTGACACCTTTAAGCATAACAAAGGTCTCTTTCTTCCTAGCATCTTCACGATGTTGAGGAACAGAGTCAGTAGTGCAGTGGATAGCACCATTAACTATATTACATATGATGGGTGTTTCCCAGTCCTCACAAATAGGTGCGGTATCCGAATCATCGATGAGTTCCTCGCCAACGATGTACTCTTCATAGTAATCATCAGCAGAGGTAAGGTTGTTTTGGATGATAGAATAGAACGCATCATCTTTATTGGATGCGACTGCAATAGACACATCAGGGAATACATAGGTGTTACCACCCTTGTACTTCCAGTACTGTGGGCATACACCCTTATGACTGTCCCAGTCGTGGGCACCATAGTTCTCACGAATTTGTGTCTGTACAATATACTTCATTACTTCACCTCCACTTGGTCAACCCAAGCAACATCACGCTCAAGATAAGTCATACGATAGTTAAGAGCATCGACCATAGTGTCGAATGGTTTACAGTTGATCAACTGATCGTTGACAACGTTTCGCAATACATACTTCACTCTCCGTGCTTTGCGGAACTTCGCAATTGCTTCGGCATTCGTCAGTTGCCTCTGGGGGGTGGTGATTGTCACGGTTTTCTCTACACTCATCATCTTCTCTCTCATCTCAATAGGGTACTATTATCTCATACATTCATAATAAAAGCAAGTCTTTTCGGTGACCAGATCAAGAATCTTGGTCATTCTCTATAGCATTACCGTAGTAGTCGTGTGTACCTGCTCGGAACTGTTTCTTGCGAATGTCATTATCTTCTAGAGCAATTATGCTACCATAGATACCAACATAACATACGATACTTACTATGAGTGCCGATCCTATTAATTGTAATATAAACATCTTCTTCTCCTCGATTCCAGTTACTATTATCCCATAGTTATGGTCGAATGTCAAGCGTTAATTTAGACCACTTTGTCATAAGGGTAAGTATATTTATAACTTTTAAGTATATACTCTGGGGTTGGGACATTAGATCTATTATAACACGGAAGGGAGGGTCTGTCAAGAAGTTTCGTGCAGGTGCAATAAAGTGTGTAAAGGTGACATATTTAGGCGCAATAAAGTGTAGGGAGCAGTTTGGGAACATACTCAGGTTGCATCCCAAGGTAGTGGGATTAGTATGGCGAGTAGATGGTAATTACATCTTCCTTGCCTTTGACTGTGATCTCCCCTATCTTAGTTGTAGGGAAGTCTTCGGGTAACTGGTCTTTAGTCATACTACTTATAATAGTCTTATATTCTAGATACTCGTGTCGTGCGGCAGTTGCTTCGAGTCTTGCCGCAAGGTTAACGGCATCCCCAATAACCGAATAGTCGAATCTAGAATCACTGCCCATATTGCCAACAATACAATTGCCGGTATTAACACCAGTCCCAACGTTGATATCTGGAAGACCTCTTTCTTTGTAAACTGCTTTAAGTTCATTCGTCTTACTCTCTATTTCTATTGCAGACTTGACTGCCATCTCTGCGTGGTTAGCACACGGCAACGGAGCATTCCAGAATGCCATTATACAATCGCCCATATATTTGTCGATGGTGCCACCGTTGTTCAGGATGATCTGTGTCATTGCATCTAGGAACTCATTGACTAGTAACACCAGACCTTCGGGATCATCGTTGTTCTTGTAGTACTCACTGATAGGAGTGAACCCCACAATGTCCATAAAGAGAAAAGTCATCTCCTTTCTCTCACCCCCAAGTTTTAATAGGGTAGGATCTTTCTGTAGCATCATTACCATATCAGGCGACAGGTATGTCCCGAACTGTTTCTTGATCTGCATCTTTGCCATGAACTCTTGGACGTACTTAACACCATATACATGGAGTGCAACCAATAGACCGAACAATGCGCCATTGATAGGACTATAGAGGAAGTCTGCCTGAGTTGCATATACAACGGATATTGGTATTAATAGTACTGCCAGACCACCAAATCTAAACCACGACAGTAATACTATCAGCAATCCAATGATTAGAACAGAATAGTCACGAACAAAGTCACTATAGTATGGTTGGTTGATGTCATACCCCATCCTTAAACTTGAATACGCTGAGGCCGTAACCTCGTGCGCGTAGCGACCTCCATTGGCGGTAGGTACAGGGTTTGCGAGTCCGTTAGCAGTTACGCCAACAAACACCGTTTTACCTGCAAGACCAGTAAATGCATCATCCATTTCATATGTTTCGTGGGTAATGTTAGGATTGATCCAGATCTGTCCGTCTGGACTCGTCAAGATCTTCTTGAACTTGCGTACCTTGATTGCTTGAATACCTGCGACATTACTCTTGATTGAGTATGTGTTGGTGCCTGAGTAGACTTTCATAATCTCTAGTAGGATACTGGGATAGAGGATCTCGTTGGACTCGGACACCAAAGGTAGTCTCCGTACCACACCATCGATCTCTGGTAGCGTATTGGCAAGACCAATACCAGACGCAGACTTCTCGTACTCTGGTAGGTTACCGATAATGCCACGGTACTGAGGAACGAACTGTCCTGCACGTTCTCCTATCTCAGCAATGCCAGTTGTGTAGACTGACCGTCTTGGTCTCCAGTCTGGGAAGTGAGAGAGTACAACACCTTGGGACATGGCACTAATGAACTTAGCATCTTGTCCTGTCCGATCTTTCTCTGGGAAACTCATATTGAAAACAATGACACCTGCATCTGCAAGTCGAAGACGGTCAATTAAATCTCCATATACGTCTCGCGGAAAGGGGAACTGTCCGTGGTTGATCAGTGCTTTCTCACCAATGTTAATCAACACGGTCTCTTCGGACTTGACTGGTTCGTCCAACATCATAATGTCAAACCACTTGAGTTCGACCATCTGTAGGAACTTAGGATTGGATTGACTTATTCCGAAAAGAAGAATGGTAGTCAGTAATGCCCACAAGGGACTCCACAAAAACTTCATTGTCATTGCCTCAGTCTTGGGTTATGTTAACATTATTTTCTGATTCGTCATTAGTATATATCTCAACTCTTATGTCTTGTTGACTGAGATTAATACTACTACCACTAGGTACTGCATATTTGATATCTACTACCGAAGAGTTACCGTATCTGACTACGCGACCTATACTGCCACCATCGGTAATGAATGTATATACACCAGTCGTTTGGTTGAACCCTGTCTCTCGTCCGTCCTCTACTTCTGCCAGAGGATCAGTTAGAGCATTGGCAAGTAGATCCACCAGTAACTCATTGATCTCTAGTTCATCGAACTCCAGTACATCTTCTTCTAGTTCATCCTCATCTAGGAAAGAATCATCTAGTAAGTCTTCGGACAAGGCATCCGTCTGCTCATCAATCATCTGTTGTTGAAGTGCAGGGGGTGGCGAAATCAACATTAGGTTGTTGATCATATCGGCATCAATACTAATGATGATAGGTTTAGATGGGGGTAATTCTCTGTTCTTAGCATGGGTCAACTGGAATGCTTTATTCAATACAACCTGACCGACTGCCGTATCGACTGAGATCTCTCCTACCGTGCCGTCCAAGTTAGGAAGCAATACGATAAGAGAATCTCCGATCTCGTTTACGGTCATACTGAAAGAGGTACCCCTCACCGCAATGGATGCGGAGGGGGTTTGGATATCTACTGAATCTCTGTTGGCATGGGCGAGTGCCCCAGACGTGTACTTAACAGTACCCATCGTTACTAGAAGACCCAGTGAACCTGAGTCATCCGAAGGATCATATACAAAATCATCAATGTACAGTTCGGAGTGTTCTCCGATCATTACCTGAGTATCATCATCGAAGGTAATTCCTACAGAACCCATCCCAGTTTGTATTTCATCATCCATCTCAACGGAGGCAGTGAGATCAGCAGGGAGTTCTAAATTCTCCCTTGCTATAATCCCACTTCCTTCTAGTTCAGTTACAGTACCTATACTCGCATATGTGACATTAGTCAGACTGAGTAATAGTAATAACCTGATTATCACCACTGAGGTCAAGGTCAATATGTGATGCATTTAATGTAGTTTCCTGTATGATATCGACCACATTGTTGTCACCGACCATATTCATAATTACTTCATGGAAATCTATACTAGAACCATAACCATTCTGGTCAATCTCGAAGTCGTTGTAGTCACCTGCAACGGTAACATTATTCAATACACCATCAGCATCGATAGTCCAGTCGAACACGTTGTAGTCACCAGTAACATCTAAGTCCAAATTCATATACTCAGAACTAGTTACGAGTCCTGCGTCTATAATTACATCGTTATTGCTACCAACAAAGTCTGCAACAATAGAACCGTTACTACCGCCCTCTTGCTCAATAGCAAATGTGTTAGTACTACCAGTCTGTGACAAATCAAACTCAAATGTATCAGTATATAAAATACTGCCTGTAAGCGTGTTGCTACTACCTATTTGATCTACAGTAATTGTCTGACTATCTCCGTCTATCGCGAAGTATTGCGAGTCACCAACTGCGGTTGGATCTCCGATACTGTTACCGTCACCGCTATTCTGGTTGATAGTTAGAGTCAGATTATCACCTGCTACCTGATCGATGTACACTGATTGGTCTGCGTATAGGGGTGTGTGCCCCAAACCAATAACCAATGAACCCATAACAAAGAGAATACCTTTTTGCATTCTCATCTTATTTCTCCTTCGTGCGGTACTCGTTACCACACATTACGTTTAATGCCCTGTTGGACAATATCGTGAACAGACTTTTCTATCGCCTTGCGCACGGCATATGATGATGCCTCGTTGACATTCATACCATTCTCTATTTCTAATACTTCCCTATCGAGATCAAAGAATCTCATTCCAGTAATGTTGTCACCATAACTAACTATGTTCTTCTCGGTAATTACAGTAAGCAATACCTCCGAAGTTGTTACACTAATGACTCTCAATGATACAGTAACAAGATGATGGGAATATTTCTCTGCCATCCCAAGACCAAAGATTCTTGCTCCCTGACCTCCTGTCTGTATGTTTGCATCATAACCAATGATACCACCATCAAATATAACTCCTGCATATAACATCGCAGGAAGTTTCGTATCTAGAGTTGCCGCTTGACGCGTTGACCTTACTATCTGTCTCTCCCGAAGGATATTATCTACAGCAGTTCGTTCTACAACTCTAAACCATGATCTATCACTATAGTCTGACAAAGCACTAATGAGGTAGTTTGCTCCCCCCTGCGTTACGGCAGTAGAGAGAGTCTGCGTCCCTTGCGCACGTTGTCCAGTCAAGTCGGCATAAGTATATACTGCCGCATAGACCTTCCCTCGTTCTGGTGGATCAGAGTAGTAGTTACTCTTTTCCTGTGTTACTGGTTGATAATTCTCTGGATCGACATTAGGTGGGGTATGCAAAGTTGCACAACCACTCGCCATTATTGCCACCAGAAGTAACCCTAATTTTCCCATAACTTATTATATCCCACCTACTGGTATTACTATCGTAGTAGTAGTACCGTCCGGTGAAGTAATAGTCAGAGTAATCGTAACACCATCACTGGAGTACGTTACAACATCATCCCCTAAGTTGAATGTACCATCTGACTGAGGATCTTCCCCAAACAATGATTCAACCAACTGCTTAGACAACTGAGCATATACTCTAGACTCGAAGTTGTTTAGAAAACGTTGTGAGTTGCTATTCTCAAAATCTCTTTCTATTTCTCTTAATCGTGATTCTTCCCGATCTCTTTCTGTCTCTTTGTTTCTTTGCTTCATCTGCTCTTGCGTCAAGATGTGTGCAGAGTATCCTATCCCACTAAATGTAGGAGTGTTAAACTCGTAACTATCCTGTGCTGTCACTTTCTGGACTATCGTTACTAGTATCACTAGTAGAAGCAAGTTCTGTGCCAACTTTATCATATCTCTCGCCTTTCTCTTCTTGTTGTTGCAGTATCATATTGAGTTTCGTTTGTAGTCGGATCAAGTCATTGTCCAACATTCTAACTCTGTCTATGAGTGCAATTAATGTCATATGAGATTCGCCTATGACTGGATCAACTTCCTCAGTCACCCATCTCCAAATATATAATATGAAGTATCCAAGACCACCTGCGGCAATTATCGGGAAACCATACTGCCCTATCGCGGTTGCTAATTCTTCCATTATTCTGTCTTGCTACCTATATGTATCAGGGTACCTTCTTCATTCACTGTGAAGGTATCACCTATATTATACAACCGACCTAGTATCTCATCAGTTGTTGTTTGTTGGTCACCACCAACTCTAAAGTCTTTACCATTCTGTTTGATGTGGTAATCTACCCACAAAGCACCTAAGTGATCAATATCTGACATTAGTCTTTCCTCGCATCCTTCTGACCGTCTGCTCTGGCAATACGATCCATGTCTGGTTTAATATGAAACGCGTGTGACATCAAAACATCAATGCGAACGAGTTCATTGTTCATGGTCTTGATTCTATTATCAAGTGCCATAGCAAACATACGTTGTGTCTTAATGTCATCAAGCACACCTGCAAGAATAAACTTGAGGGTGAGGAATACGAAGAATCCTCCTGCCAAGGCAGACGCTATAGGGAAACCTACGTCTCCGATGAATGATAAGAATTCCAAAGTGTATTCCTGTAAAGTAGACTAACAAATCTATTTATACAAGAAGCAACTTAGACTTTGGAGTTTCTTTATTGCATAGGTTCGAAAGAACTTATTGTGGAAACACGAATGTCTTCCCATTTCTCATTAACGAGATCGTACACGACAATAGTAGAATTGTCTTTGTGTTGATTTATATTAGTGGTAGTGGCATTACATACAAGTTCTCTGCCAGTCAACCAGTGACCATACTTGATACGCACGGTACCCTCTTTCAACATATTAAGTAATGCTTCGGTATTAATCATCTTCGACCTCGAATTGAGTATTAAATATATGTAGTAATAGATCCGCATAGTGAACTTGCGTGTCTTCGTCTGGGTGACCGTGGTCTTTAATCTGGTACTGTTCTTTTCCTAGCGAGAACAGATCTTTGTATCGACCTAATCCTAATCTACACCTGTCGTGTAATCCTTCTATCTCTCTTTGGATATGATTCATCCACTCAGTCCAAGGTTCTTTAGACTTACGGTATCGAGGTTTCATAAAGTCGAGATAGTTCTGCCACATCCTTTCGTGGAACACACCCTGCACTAACTTAATGTCCATAGCATCACACATAGTCTGCAATGCAGTCATATATGTTAATGTTCTTATCATCCCTGTACGGATAGTATCATGCACATCATAGTATCTTTCAAGAGCATCCTTCAGTTCTGGTTTACATATGTTAACACGAGACGGTGATATCTGGGTCATACATTCATATCGTTTAATCTTAATGTCTTGCTCATATCCTTTAGGGTGATTCTCTGCTACTTCTTCGCGTTGCCATGCAGACCAGATCACAACAACATGACTAGGTTTCTCTTCTTTTGATAACCAGTCTACTGTATCACGAAAGATCTTCTGGTTACATCCACCACAGGTAGCAAGGTTCATATAAGGAACACCTAAATGACCTGCCAGAATAGCAGTGAAGGTTAGATGTCCGTGCGAGGGAGGACTCTCATCGTAACCTTCTAGTTCATCTCCCCAGACGAAACTGCAACCATTAGTTAATAGCATTAATAAAGTTCTTCTCTTCTGTTATTGAAACAAGCATTTCTGCAAAGTCTGTATGGGCATCTTCGTCTGCGTGACCATTAGGTCTCAGTGTATATTTATCCTTTGAGATATTCCACAATGCGTGATAATGACCTAACCCGATACGATTTTCATGTCTCAGTCTACGCATCTTAGTCGATACTGCAACCTTGTAGTCTTCGTACCCATCACCCTTCAGAGTATGTAGGTAGTTCAGATACATATCACCATGCACAACACCCATTAGTAATTTGATACCCATATAGTCACACAACCATTGTATGTGTTCCATGTAGGTCAACCCCTGCATTATCTGGGTATGCATGGTTAATACATTCTCGGTATATGCTTTTAGAATCTCAGCACGTTCCAGACCACCATCCTCTGCCTTGTTGTCCCATTGGAAACCACCTGACCTCTGAGAAGGAATGATCTGGTTCATGTTACATTCTTGGGGGATAAGGATCTCTTGATCAGACGGTAATGCAAAGTTTTCGCATAGTTCAAACCGACCCCAGTTCGTCCACATGATACACAACAAACCAATATCTTTGTTAGTGTTATGTATGAAGTCTAGGGTCGTTCGAAAGATCTTAGAGTTCGATGAACCATTTGTTGCGAGATTCACATACTTCTTATCAAAGTGATCCTGCGCTAACTTATATGCAAAGGTATGTGGATCTTGCTGATTGTCCTCATATCCTTTTAGTTCATCACCATAGGTAAACGAATCTCCGTTGAAGACCATGATGTTGTTGGTATGTGCCATTAAGCATTTTCAATGTCGTGAGTGTGTAATGCAAGTAATGCATAATGCAACACCTTCATAAGATCCTTACGATGGTCTGACACCTCACCCTTGTTACCATAACGAGAAGAATACTTATCCACATTACCAAGGAAGAACCCCATACCACGACCACGGTCAATGATTACTTCACTAGACTGAATACCAGAGGTACAGTAATGAGCATCATAGGTGGAGTCGATATAGTCTTTGAACTCTCCGATCAACCGACCTTCGTTGAACTTGTACTCAATACCTTCTTTGATGTGTTCTTTGCGTATTTTAAATTCTTCTTGGTCTTTCGCGTATGGCCAATTAGTATGCGCATAGATCATACCTTTATCAACTGACCCCACCCCAGTGCCAGTTCCAACTGACCCCATCCCTGCCGCTAAGATTGGTTCATCGATGTTATTGAAGTTAACTTTAACGTTATTTGTGTCATAGGTCTGAAACCCATCAACGCCATGCCTGTAAGCATCTCCCTGTGGACTGTT